CTTCGTCGTAAGGGCATTGTGCCTATAACTTATTTTGTTGATACTCTGAAGGATGAGCTTTTGCCGAAGGAGAAAGTCTGTGTTCCAGGAAAAACTCGGATCTTTTCCATGGCTCCGGTTGACTTCTCTATTCAAATGCGCCAGTGTACAATGGATTTTGTGGCAGCATTTATGCGAAACCGAATGAAGCTAGAGCATGCTATTGGTATTAATGCCGATAGTAGAGAGTGGACAACACTCTATACAAAATTGAAGACTAATGCCAAGGATTTTCTTGCTGCTGATTTTTCGAAATTTGGAGATCGGCTGCCAAGTGAAATTTTTCCCTATATTGCCCGAATGATAAGTGATTGGTATGCTCTATTTGGGTGTGAAGACCCTGAGCTTCATTTGATTTTAAAATGTATGTTTGAGGAATTGAGTTTCTGCAAACATATTATGTTTGACTGTGTTTACCAAACAGTCTGTGGACAACCTTCGGGTAATCCTTTAACTGTAGTAATTAACTCTATAGCAGTGAGTTTGTTATTCAGAATGGCCTGGCTAGAAATTATGGCAGGCACTGCATATTCTGGTTTGGATTATTTTAAAGAGAAGGTTGTCCTTTTTTCTTATGGTGATGATTTGATCGCCACGGTTAAGGTAGATGTCCTTGATCGTTTTAATCTTGTTTCTTTGCAGGAATGGTTTGCCAAATTTGGCATGGCATTTACTGATGCTCAGAAATCGGATACTATTTCTCCGACTGTTGCTGAGTCGGAGGTAACCTTTTTGAAGAGGGGATTTATTCCACATCCCCTCCCCGCGTATAAAGCTTGTCTTTTAGCTCCGCTTGATAAACTTTCAATAGAGGAGTGTTGTCTCTGGATGAATAGAGGCCATGATCGTGTTTGGATGTCACAAATTGTGGCTGAACAGACTTGTAGAATGGCTTTTACGCATGGTCCAGAGTATTATGATTACGTGTGTGAAAAGGTTGTAGCATGCATGCGTTGTGAAAATGTTGATTTTAGTCTTCCTACTTGGGAGGATCTTAACCAGCGTATTTTTAACCATGGTGAGATGGTGATGAAGCCTCTCAGCTGGATTACGTAGCGTGTGAGTTTGGTTTCCTGGAGTTTTAATTGATTTCTCCCTCCCGGAAACCTTTTTCTTTAAAATGGAAAATGGAGATAAAAAAAAAAAAAACAC